GCATCTTTTTTATGCGTGCAAAAATAGAGCCTTGCTAGGGGGTAGGGGTTAAGTAAACTAAAAAAAACGAAAAAAACATGAAAGGAAGACCACCAAAACCAACGATTTTGAAGCGAATGGCCGGCACAGACCAGCCTTGCAGAGTCAACGAAAATGAAATGAAAGTTTCACAATTGGCGGCAATACCTGAACCACCTTTTGAACTAAACGAACGCGCTAAAAAAGAATACTATATCATTTGCGCCGAGCTTTTAAGTAAAAAAATGCTTCATTTAGTTGACTTGGTTTTAATAACTTCTTACGCTAATGAAATAAGTATCTATATTGAAATGGAAAATTTATTGAAAACGACCGGCCGAATAGATGAATTTTACAACGACGACAATTTGCTTGTAAGACGTCAAGCGAAGCCCGAGCAAAAAATTGCAAACGACTCTTTAGCTAAGGCTTTAAAAATTGCCGCTCAATTTGGACTTACGCCAAGCGCACGCACTAGAATAAACGCCCCGGAAATAAAAGAAAATACATTTATTTTATGAAAGATGACTTTTATTTTGACGAAGAAACAGCCGAAAAAAGCGTTCGTTTTATTGAAACATATTTAACGCACACTAAAGGCGAACTTGCTAAAACGCCGTTTATATTGCAAGAATACCAAAAAGAGCAAATAATTAAACCTTTGTTTGGTTGGAAACGTAAAGACGGAAGCCGTAAATACAGAACCGCTTTTATTTTCTTGCCACGTAAAAACGGTAAAAGTACCCTAGCGGCTGCTATAATATTAACCCTTATGTATTTAGATGAGGGTTTTGGTAACGAATACTATAGCGCAGCAAACGACAAAGAACAAGCAAAATTAGTATTTGATTGCGCAAAAGTAATGATTGAGAACAACCCAAAACTTAGCCAATTCGTTGAAATTTTTAAGAGTTCAATTGTCTATAATTCTAAAGGAACATATTACAAAGCTATAAGCCGCGAAAGTTCAACTAAACACGGGTTTAACACGTCCGCATTTATTTACGATGAATTACACGCAATGAGGGACGACGGGACAGAAAACCTTTGGCAAGTTTTAGAAACTTCAACCGGTGCGCGTAAAAGCCCGCTAAGTATTGCAATTACAACGGCTGGGTTTGATAAGTTTAGCGCTTGTTATAAAATGTATAATTATGCTTGTAAGGTACGCGACGGAGTAATTGAAGACGACCAATTTTTGCCGGTAATATTTGAAGCCGACGAAGACGACGACATACAAGATCCAAAAACGTGGGCAAAAGCAAACCCCGGTCTAGGCGTTTCGTTAAAGGCTGAATATATGAAAAGGGAAGCCGCCAAAGCCGACACAATACCAAGCTACGAAAATATTTTTCGTCGTTTACATTTAAATCAATTCACAACCGCAGAAACTCGCTGGCTTAATGATAAAGATATTGTTGCCTGTAACGAAACAGTACCCGACGATTTACTTTTAAGCGCACCCGCTTACGGCGGTTTAGATTTGGCGAGCGTTCGCGATTTAACTAGCTTTGTTTTAGCTTGGCGAATAGGCGAAAAAATTATTTGTAAGCATTGGACTTTTTTACCCGAAGACAAATTTGAGGGGCGCACAGGCGGTAAAGACGGCGTTAATTATAAAGAATGGGCTGAGTATTTAGAGGTAACACCCGGAAACGTTACCGACTACAATTTTGTAAAAGCTAAAATATTTGAGATTTGCGAAAAATACAACGTTCAAAGTATAGCTTTTGACCGCTGGAATAGTTCGCAACTTGTTATTGAATGTATTGAAGAGGGGCTAAAAATGAGCGCTTTTGGTATGGGTTACAAGTCATTAAGCCCGCCGACTAAAGAAATAGAAAGCAAAATTTTAACTAAAGATTTTATATATTTTAACTGTCCGGTTATGCGTTGGCAATTTGGAAACGTGCAATTAATGACAGATCCAGCCGGTAATATTAAGCCGGCAAAAGACAAGTCAACCGACAAAATTGACACTATTGCGGCGCTATGTATGGCCGTAGGAGAAGAAATGTTCAGCGAAAAAGAAATTGAAAGCAAATACAAAAGGGATAAAGGCGGTTTTTTTACTATATAAAAAAAAGAAAGAGCCGCAAAACGGCTCAATCTAGTAGGCTATTAAAACTAAAAAAACGCTTGCAATATAAATCAATTTTTCGTAAATTGCAAAAAAATGTTCTTGAATGGCAATATTTGATTTTTTTAAAACTAAAAAAGAAGAAAAGCGCAACTATTTAGATTATGCGCTTGGCTTAAATTTAGATCCGAAAAACGTACTTGTAACACCGGACACCGCTTTAGCCTTTTCGGCTGTTTATGCTGCTGTTAGGGTTATTTCTGAAACGATTAGCCAATTGCCGTTTAACTACTATAAAAAAACTAATAAAGGCCGCGAAGTTTATAATGATAGCCCTTTACAATTTTTGGTTAATAATGAGCCAAACGTTTTCCAAACTAAATTTATATTTTTTGAGTGTTTTATAAATACATTGCTTTTATACGGTAACGCTTACGCACATATTGAACGCGACGCAAGGGGCTTACCTATTTCTTTGCAATTAATACACCCCGACCAAGTAACGCCAAAATTTATTAATGGTCGTTTAATTTACGAACTTAGGGAAAAAGGGCAGTTTGATAGTTCAGATATTATACATATACCCGATATGCCTAGCGACGGATATATAGGGCGCAGCCGTTTAACCGCTGCACGCGATAATATTGCTTTAGGTATTGCGGCCCAAACTTACGGAAAAAACTTTTTCGAGTCCGGTGCAAAAATTAGCGGAGTTTTAAAACACCCGGGTAACCTAGGCGCAGACGCAATGCAAACACTTTCCCAACAATGGCAACGCACTTACCACAGTGGGTATGCTGGCGGCTTTAAAACGGCGGTACTAGAGGAAGGAATGGACTACAAACCGATCCAATTAAGCCCGCAAGACAGCCAATTTTTGACGACTAGAAAATTTAGTATTTTAGAAATTAGTAGAATATTTAGAGTACCGCCGCATTTATTGGGGGATCTCGAGCGCGCGACTTTTTCGAATATCGAACATCAAGCGACTGAATTTATTACGCATACTATTAACCCGATTGCAAATAAAATAGAACAGGAGTTTAACAAAAAGTTAATCTTTGAAAATAACAAAGGAAAAACATATTTCGAGCATAACGTTAGCGCTTTATTAAGAGGAGATTCTAAAAGCCGTGCGGAGTATTATAGTAAATTATTCCAAGTTGGCGCAATAAGTCCAAACGAAATAAGACGCAAGGAAAATATGAACGACGAGGCGAACGGAGATAGTTATTACGTGCCTATGAATATGTTAAACACTAAAGACAAGGTTAAAGTCGAAAAGCCAGCACCAAAAACACCGATAGAAAATGAAGAACCAAAAAAATAAATTAGAAGTTCGGCAATTCGATTGCGCAGAACTAAGAGCCGAAGAAACAAGCGACGGCGTTATTGTAAGAGGTTACGCGGCTGTTTTTGATAGTTTGAGCGAAGATTTAGGCGGCTTTAAAGAAACTATTAACAGAAATGCATTTAACGGCGTATTAACAAACGACGTTGTTGCATTATTGAACCACGATAATAATATTGTTTTTGGGCGTACCAGCTCGGGAACGTTGAAACTAAGCACAGACGAACGCGGTTTAATTTCAGAGATAAAAATGCCGAACACCCAAGCGGCAAAGGATACCGTCGAACTTATGAAGCGCGGCGACATCTCAAAAATGAGTTTTGGGTTTATTGTAGACGCAGACAAATGGCAAGAAAGCGAACGCGGTTTTGTAAGAGAAGTAAAGGAAGTAAAAAGGCTTATCGACGTAAGTTTAGTTACTAGGCCGGCTTATCCACAAACAAGCGCAGCGGTTCGGTCTTTGGATATTTACAAGAATGCTAAAACTAAAGATTTGGGACTAATTAAAAATAAATTAAGATTTAAAACTTTTCTAAAATGAAAAAGACTTTAAAGCAATTAAAAGACGAGCGCCAAGCGGCTTTGTCTGTTATGCAAAATTTAATTGAAAACGCTGAAAGCGAAGACAGAAATTTGAACCTTGACGAGCAAGCAACGTTTGACGAAAACGAAAAAACTGCGGACGACATGACTCAAAGAGTTTCAAGACTTGAACGCTCAATGCAACTTTCAAAGACGCCTGTTGTACCGGTAACGTTTGAAACTCAAAACGTTGGTAAAACTGACAAAGATTTAAAACGTTTTAGCTTTACGGCTGCGGCAACGGCTGCATACAACGGGCAAATGGACGGCCTTGTTAGAGAACTACACCAAGAAGCAAGAAACGAAAACAAAAGTCGTTTATTTCGTGGCGTTGGTATACCTTCAATTGTATTAGAGTCAAGAGCAGATTTACCAGCAGCGGCGTCGCAAGTTCGACCGACAGACGTAGGTTCGTTTATTGACCAATTACAAGCAAACAGTATTTTAGTACAGGCCGGTGCAAATTTTTATTCAGGAATTAGCGCAGACCGTAAGTTTCCAATTATAGCGGATATTGACAGCAATTATTTAGCCGAAGACAACACAGGTCAAGATGCTGCAGGGTCGTTAACAAACATCACTTTAAGCCCTAAAAAACTTATTTCAGTTGTTTCAATGAGCGCTGAAATGATGACGCAAAACGCAAGCGCAGAAGCGGCACTTCAGAGAAATATGGCGCGTTCAATTTCAGCAACTTGGGAAAAGGCTCTTTTAGGCGCGGCTAATTTAAACGCAAACGCCCCGGCTTCTATTTTTGCAACCGCTGACGCAGTTTCCCCGGCAGTAGCTTCAAACGTTGATACAGCTGACCTTATTAATATGGAGTCAATGATATTGACAAGAAACTACAACCCGGCAAGCGGTCGTTTTTCTTACCTATTTAACCCGGCTGTAATTGCACAATTAAAAAGCGAAGCGGGACTTGATTATACAAACGGCGCTTTTATTGATTGGGCTAATAAGCAAATCAACGGATATAACTACTATGTTAGTTCTAACGTTGGGACTGCATCAACACAGGCGGCAATGTTCGGCGATATGAGCGACGTACACCTTGCAACGTTTGGCGGTTTGGATATTATTTCAGACAGATACACAGACGCTCACAAAGGTATATCAAGGCTTGTTGTTGTTTCATTAAACGACGGTAAAGCTGCGCACGTAACAACAGGCACAACTTCATTAGTTAAAGCCGAAATAGCGTAATTAATTAATTTATAAAAGGGCGAGTTTAACCGCTTGCCCTTTTTTTTAAATTTTAAAGTATGGCCGCACAAGCACAAGTTGACGCAACGACAA